TCCTTTGCCTCTGTTTCGGTATGATCGAAAGCACTTTGATGCTCACGATCATGGCCTGGGGCACCTTCTTTGATCTCTTCATCATTCACTTTTTTAAAGTTAAACGATCTGCTGTCTCTTTTAACTACTTTATCACCAGACTTATTAGCCTTCCGAGTTTTCTTCTTCCTCTGTATGGGAGGAGTTGGTGTCATTTTGATCCCCTCGTATTGCATGTCCTCTTTCTTCATCGCTTGACCAATTTTCTTGCGACGATTAAGGAGATAGGAATCGGTGTCGTCTTCATCACCATCGTTGTCGATGTCACCATCTTCTTTTCCAACGGGATCGAGTTTATTTTTCTCTTCAATATTAACTAATGCCTCTGCCAATTTTTTAAATAAAGTCTCGTCGATGAGATCCTTGGCATCAGACATTTTTCTTTCGTAAATGGCTTTGATTATATTACTCATCAGTTTCCTCCTCCATGATTGCTTCCATCATTCTCACAAAGTTTTCTTTACTTTCAAAAAGTGAATCTCTAAATTGATTTTGAATGTCTTTAGGAAGAGTATCATGCGTTTCAGAGATAACTGTCGCTAACTCCGGTGTGAGTTCAACTCTTTCACCGTTGTCAAAATCAACATCAATAATTACATTTTCATGTAAACACTCATTAATGATTGACGCAAATGCATCGTCGCTTTCGACTGTTGTTGCCGCAGATTCAAACATTTCAGAAGCAAGTTCTTTTTGAGTATCTGACAATTTCTCTGTGAGATATTCTTCAATCATTGTTTTCGCTAAGGAATCAAAGTTTTCCCTCTCTTCATTCAAAGCGTGTAAAACTAATGGGTTCGTCATTGTTGCTCCTCCTCGGGTGGTGGTCCTGTTGGTATTTCACCTGTTTTTATTTCGTTCGCTATCTCTGCCATGTTTCTGGACTCAACGTCCTCTGTCATGCCAAAAATTTCTCTTCTTATGTATGAATTTGAGAAATATCGACCAATATATGGTTCCATTCCACCGGCAACAGTGAGTCTTTCTTTCATCAACTCTGTGGTCTTAAGTTCAGAGTAATGTGAGTCGCTGTTGTAAGTAAATCTCATCTTTGGTCGTAATAGTTCAAAATCCTCTAGGCTCATCACACCAGTGAGAGAAAGTTGAATTTTAAGTGCGTCGAGAATAAGATTTGTAAATTGATCTCTTAATCTTGAGATAAATTTAGCAAACTTCACCTCGTCTCGTGTGATTTCTGCTTGTCTGCCCATATTGAATCCATTATCAGCCTGCATTCTTGATGGTGGAACATTTAATGAGTAATATAGTTTTTGAAGCATATATTCAACATCTCTCATTTCACCAAGGTTTGTGCCACCCGGCAGAGTTGTAACTTCAGTTCCCTTACCACCCTCTTTTCGTGGGAGGAAGAAATCTTCCATGATGTGGAAGTGATCTCTTTCTTCTCTTAAATTTCCTGTTGACTGATCATATGTAAGTTTGTTTCTATATCGTTTTGCCAAACCCTCAATGTATTGTTGTGCTTTTTGAGTAGGCATATTACCAACATCAACATAGAACACTCTTCGTTCTGGTGCTCTTGACATGCGATACACAACCGCAGCATCCTCCAACTGACGAAGCATGTTCAATGGACGAATTGCTTTTTGAAGATACCCGACCACTCGTTTTGATCCTGCATCAATCAAACCAGAGTGACAGTAAATGATGGAGTCCATCGTTAAACGAACACCACTCGCTCCGGTTTGAAAAGTTGCATCTTTACTTTGATTGGTGTAAACATAAAATTCATCAACCTCACCATATCTTGGAATTGATAAGTTAGATCCATTTTGAATTTTTTTAACATTTCTTATTTTTTTAATCTTAAGTGGATCAATTGATCTAAGTTCTTTTATACCGTTCTGTGGATTTTCCTCATCAATCATAATGTAGAAAAATAATTTACTGTCAACATACCAGCGCCTGAACAAAAGATGAGAATCTTTCGCAAAATTAAGTAGATCAAGAACTCTTTCATACTCTTGATACACTCTCGCTTTGATTTGATCTGGGAGAAGAGTCTTTTCTAGATCCAATTTAATTGGCTCTTGATCCTCGTCCAAAACAATCGCATCGTTTACAATATCTTCAATTGCCATGTCAACCTCTGGAAAAAGTGACATTGACCGATATCTTTTAATAAATTCTTCTTCTGTTTTTGCTCCACCAGAAAAATCAGTATAGGTGGACATAAATCCACCATACACTGATCCTGAATCTAAAGTATATGAACCATCATAAGAATCGGGTGCAACAACATCGTTTGCACCCGACTCATCATTTTCTTGTCTACCAATCGTAAATCCGAATAAATTTATTGGCATATTTTCCCTCTTTCACTGTAATCATATTATAAAGTATTTATTAGTTACCAGCCGGTTCTGGTGGCACAAGATTCATTCCCGAAAGTTCTTGTGAAGTTAATGGAACAAAGTGATCATACGCAAGAGTTACTGGGAACTCGACCACGGTGTCCAAAGCATCGAAACTTAAGTCAATAGAACCAACCTCAACGGGCCAGCAGTTAATCAATTTGTAACCCTTGAGAGCATTTCCCTCCAAGTCTAAGTGTGCAATTTTCCACTCAGTGAGACCACCAGCGGCAATATCTGTCCAGTCTTCACTTTGAACATTCCTAGCGTGCTCATTAATTTGCTCACTCCAATCATGCATCGCACGATAAATTGTGTTCGCATTAACCGCTCCACCTTCGGCTCCCGGCTCTGATCCTGCGTTCTTTGCCTGATCGTAACAGACAATCGGCCACTCAAGGTATTGCCTGTCGCCGGGAACTTTCACAATACGACCTCTGTATGGCACTGGAATAATACCAACTGTCGATGGTGGTAATTGTCCTGCTTTTACAAAGAATTTGGTTTGATCGTTTAAGTCGGTGCTTTCCGTACCAACAGATCCATGAACAATGAATCTGTTTTGTCTTGTTCCACCAAGAAACTGTGATCTAAAAGAACTTACGTCTGCCATTGTTCTCTCCTTCTATTAGTTCAGTTCATCTGACTGATTTTTGTTTGTGAATGTTAATTGAATAAAGTTGACAGACTTTGTTGGTTTCACAAAAACATCAGCCGTAAAGATATTTGCGTCAATCTTATCCGGTGGGTTGTTTGATTCATCACATTGAACTTTAAAGTCAAAAACACCTCGATCCGCTTTAATCGCTCTCAAAACATTAGTCGCTTGAGAGGAGAACGCAGATCGTGACTCAATGTCGTTAAATTCAAAGAGGAATTGTCTTGCAATTCGTCCAATTGTTCTCTTCAGGAAGATAAAGAGTCTAGAGACGTTAATTCTACTAAGAGTTGATGCTTCGTCCTTAGCAGTCTTATCTCCAAACAAGAAGGTTCCTTCACCCACAAAAGTAACAACTGGGTTAATATTTGCGTCATACAAGCGATCTTGCTCAGTTTCTGTTGGATTTTGCACCAATCTTATGACATCAAGAATTCTACCACGTTTGAATCCCGCAGGGGAATAATAAGGAGCAAATTCTCTGTCAGTTCTTGCCAGACATCCTGCAACGTCAGCAGCACACGATGTGGTAATTAATTTACTATCGTCGGTTGCATTTCTTTCGTAACCCAAATGCTTTTTATATCCGTAAACAAAAATTTTCTTATCTGCATGGGCTTCGCTGGTATCTGGTGTCAATTCCTCTGCTGTCACACCAGAACCTGAACCACCCGCTGGGAAAATGGCAACAAAATCACCACCCCTTGTGGACATCGCAGAGTTCATAGCGTTTGTAACGTGAGAAACATTTCCGGAGGTAGAATACATGGAGTCAATTAAAACATTCGTGAAGTTATCTGGAGTTGATCCCACAACAACATTTCCACCATACAACAAATATTGCTGAACTGAATACCAGTCAGCGGACAAACCAAAGTTTGTATCTTCTGGGTTACTAAACGCAGTTTGTCCAAAAGACGCATTTCTTAATCGTGTGCCCCAATTTCCGATGTCAGATTCTTCAAGGAATCCTTGACTTCTTTCAGCGGTGCTTCCAAGTTTATCAACAATTGATCCATCAAGAGGAATGTAAGCAGAGATGTGTGCTCCCTCTCCCTCTGAAAAAAGGTTTACAAATGATGTGTCGTTTACGTTAATAATAACTCTTGCACGACCAGTGTTTATGAATTTAATTTCAGCCATTTTTGTCCTCCGGAGTTACAGGTTTTCAGTGTATTTATCTTTTTTATGTTTTTAAGGAAACCATCTATCCTGACCGTCCCACACTCCATTTGCGTCATCTTCGACATGGGGAACATAACCAAAAGGCATTACCTCTGCCTCCAATCTTTTTATCTCCTCGTCAAATATATCTATGCGAACATCTGTGTTTGTCAAATCTTTAAAGTAATCTTGTCGAGTGAGCCACGAAAATAAAACTAGAGTCATAACCAAGTCATCGTTATGTCCCTCATCTGCTTCATAGGATTGTCCTTTTGCGACAAACGTGATGAGTTCATTCACAATCTCTAAATCCTCGACAATTAATTTGTCTTGTTCCAACAAACTCTTAAGAACGGAACAACCAAGTTTTTTAACAGCACTCGTTGTTCTCACTCCCATGTGAGTGTTCGAACCACCAAAACCACCAGAGATAGTTTGTCCCGCTCTGCCTCGGAAAGAACACATGAGAATATTTTCGTATTCCAAATCACGGTGAAGAACGTCCGCAACCTGCCCACCGATGTCATTAATTTCAATGAGTGTTTGAGCCTTATTATAAGTCTCAGCGACCGCTTTAATCACGGTCGGATATACCATCGGTGAGATAATATTATTTCGGTATTTTGCTACAATTTTATAGGGTGTTTGTGTAATGTCCGTTATGGTAAATGCACTGTAGTCTTTACCTTGTCCTCGTGCTGTATCCACCACACAAACATACTTGTGCTCTGGTTTTGGCTTTTCGTAAATATCTAAACCGTCTTTGTTTCTTTCAATAGGATTGATCCAAGACAAAGCGTGAAGTTTAGACGAGGATATCAGGGTGTTTGCAGAACCAACAAAGTCACATTCAAATTCTGTCTGGAATTGAATCTCGCTGGTGTTTGCAATCGTTTCCTCCTTCCACTTCTCATTCCGAAGAGGTCCGCCGGGATACATGGGAACTTGCGACCAGTGAACTTCGATGGGAACATACTCGTTCTTTCCAATTTGCCCTGCCTCCTTTGTAGCACCCTTCCAGTAGTGGTAGAACATGTTCAGACCGTTCGGAGTGGAAACCATCAGGACTTTCGTGGACTGTCCAGAGGAGATTGTAGGGTACACAGAACTAAAAAATTCATCAGCGATACCGTGAGGAACGTGAGCAAATTCATCAAGGAAGATCATGTTGAACGAACCACCCCGAATCGCACTCGATGATGTTGACGATGCGATGATCCGAGAGCCGTTCTCCAACTGAATGGAACCTTTGTTCCATTCTACAATACCCTGCTGCAACCAGATCGGAAGATACTCATATGCCAGTTTAAGTCGGTGCAAAAGTTCTCTTGCTGTGCTTTGTTTGTTAGCAAGAATACCAACCGTCATGTCTTGGTTGAAAAGAATGTAGTGTAGAATGTAAGAAACAACCGTGGTGGACTTACCAGACTGTCGAGGAAGTTTGCAGATCACGAAACGATTATTGTGGATTGTATCAACAATTTCTTTTTGATAATCGTATAGATCAAAGGGAATCAAACCCTTATCAAGCGAAACAACTTTAACATATTTCTTTGTAAAATAAATCGGATCCCCAGCACATTTCATGTATTCTTTAACTTGTGCTTTGGTGAAGGACATCTCCAAACCAGTTTCTTTCAGGTTTGGATTACCAAGATATCCCTTTTGTTTATCACTCATCTAAATTCTCCGTCACATCCAAGACATCCTGTCTGGCTTTCGCTCTGGAACTTCGATCATTGTTGATCAAATCCTGAAGTTCGAGCGTTGAGCCAACATAGATGGCATTGTTTGTGGTGTTGTTCACATTCACTTCAGTTTTATCCATGTCTGACATCTTCTTATGTAAGTCCATGAGATCAGTGTTCACCTCAGAAACCGTTTTGATAAGAGTGGCAGCAACCTCGTATGCTCTTGGTTGATCCCCCTCAGATGCAATCTTCAGGATACCGTCAATGGCTTCGCTACCACGATCAATGAGTTCCTTTAGATTTTTTCGAGTAATATTGAAATCAATGTCTGCTTTATCACCATTGAGTTGAATTTCCTTGACTTCTTTTTTTATATCGTTAACCTCTGCCTTGTAGGTTGTTTCAAGGGCATCAGATATTTTGTTCTTAGAATCCATAACATCTCCATATTAATTTGTTCTACCGTGAGCAGGATAATAAACTGTTCCGGCTGTGCCTGTTGTTCCCACGATTTCACCTGTAATTCCAAACGAGGCAACAACAGCACTTTCATCATCAAAAGCGTCATCAAGACTTTGATAGAAGTCTCCGGTAATTGCAGTGATAATCCCACTTGCAGTCGATCCTTGAGTTTTAATTGGACCATACAGGTATGATTTTGCTAAAAACTCAAAGGTGGTTGCGATAAATCTTCGATTGAAAAAATCACCCTCGTAATTTTCTTCAATGTTTATATTTGATAACACAATTGGAACATCAACTTTTGTATGAAGGTCATTCATTTTTATCGTGACGTTGAACTCCGGTGTAAAAAACGGTGCTATTTGCTCTATGAGTTGTAAATTTTCATCAATTGATGAGGTAAATGAATATAAGCCAAACGAGACGTTGTATGGAACTTCATTAAAACTTTCTCTCGTTATTGGGCCGTCTGTTTTTCTAGTTTTAGTGAGTTTATTTATCGTTCGTGTTGGATCATAATTAATTCCTGTTATGTCAAAACCCATTCGAGGAAGAATCGCTTTTACTTTCGTTTCATTTTCAAGAATTGAACCACCTTCGTTTAATCTTGAGATAAATTTTTCTTTTGGTGAATATGTAATCGGAACTCTAACTGTTTGAGAGATATCTCCGTTTGAATCAAAAAAACGAACGTTAAGGTTATTAAAAAGAGAGCCAAACCCGATAACTAATTTTCTTAAAGATTCGTTATAATAAGTGCTAAACATCAGTAACCACCCTCACTGAAGGGATCCTTATCGGTAAAGTCAAAAATACTCAAATCGTTTTGGAAGTTTTGAATTGTATCATTATCTCCAGCAGTTTGTCCCGTAGGGTTGAGAGGTATAATCGTGTCATCTTGAACTCCCTGAACATTAGATTCAAGACTATCGACGGTTGAGAATCCAGTATCCATGTCCTCTTGTCCATAGGTAAACGTTTCACAAATCAAAAGGTAAGTGTAAAGTTTTCCAAGTTGGTAAAAAGGATTTTCGTGTTCAACAAAGTTTATTTCAAAAAGAGTTCTACTCAACGGAAAATAAATAATATCACCTTCTCTTGGACGGGTGATAGAGGGCTCATATGTTGTCACCTCTTGTTCAAATCTTTTTCTTGCAACAACCAAATTCATTCTGTCATTAATCTGAATGCCAAATTTTGATAAAATATCACCGTCACCTTCACCTCTCC